ATCACTATCAAGGAAAGGGAGGACTCCAGGCGATCGATGTAATCGAGGCTTTTGGGCTTGGGTTCTCCCTAGGTAACGTCATTAAGTACGTTCTTCGAGCAGGCAGAAAAGCCGACAAACTCCAGGACCTAGAGAAGGCGGTCGAATACTTGAAGTATGAGATCGAGAATCACAAAAGGATCGTGAAGGAAGTCGAAGCTTACATCGCTAATCTACCAGAGGACTTATAGTGAAGAGCAGAAACGAGATAATCGAGGAGCTTTACCTTTCGAAGGATATAAGCCAGGCGCTTCGCAAGATGCAACCGGCTAGCCTCCGCGACGATCTTAGGCAAGAGATGTTCATCTCTCTTTGCACTCTAAGCGACGAGAAATTCTGGAACCTTTACGAGAACAACGCGCTCAAGTTCTACCTGGTCCGGGCCATGCTAAACATGATCCGAAGCACTGGGATGAATCAGCCTTTCTTCCGTAACTTCCGGGCGAAGTTCGAATCGATAGAGGAGATCGAAAACCTGGAAGATCAGATCGATAACTCGAAGGACCAGAAGGAAATTCTTTTCGATTTGCTAGATAGTAAGAGAAAGACGCTGTGCTGGTATGAAGACCGACTGCTGGATCAATACGTCGAATCTGGTTTCAATCAGATGGACGTCCACAGAAAGACCAAGATACCCTATCCGTCGATCGTCAAAACTATCGCGTTAATCAAAAAGAAACTCAAGGATGAATAAGAAGCCAGATGAGACAGCCCGTGAGCTGTTCAATAATTGCCTTTACTTTACTGGCTCCAAACTAATGGCCCGAGAGTGCGCTCTGTTTATGTGCCAGAAGTTTATCGATATGTCAAAGAGGATGGACGATAAATGCTATTACCTGGAAGTAAAAGAAGCGCTCTATAAAATAGAAATAAAATGATTCAACTACTTGCCTCAGTGGCTTTCGTCACGTTCTTCCAGATGAATAATCTGCATCACAGCCTAAGCCTAAACTTTAAGCCATTCAACTGCGCGCCATGTCTAGGATTCTGGACTGCGCTTGTACTGATCTGGGCTCCAGTGGAACTCTGTGAGGTTATAGCGATTACGTTCGGGGCAGGTGTGAAGTGCGCCATTATTTACAGACTATTAATGAAATTATAATGACAGATCAAGACATTAAATTCATCCAAGACAATATCATCAACTTCGAATCGGTAGCGCTTGGATTTACTCGAAACCTAGATCACGCGGTCCTCAATGAGTATCACGAAATCTACAAGCGATCACTGGATCCTAGCTATGTGCTAAACGCCTGGTGTGGTGGCTGCGTGTTTGATATGCTCAAGCGATTAAAGCATCACTACGAGAATGTAATCTCAGCTCAACAAACTAACCAAACCAATGACAAAATCAAAGCTTCGCATCCTCGCGGTAGGAAGTCAAAATAGTGGCGTAACTTACCACAGACTGGCGCTTCCTTTGTCGATCATGGAGAAGGAATACTGCCTGATTACAGATACGATCACAGAGGACCTATTGAAAGAAAAGAATTTCAATGTCGTAGTGGTAAATCGGTTCCTTGAATCGATGCCACTTCTTCAGCTCCTGGAATGGCGCCAGAAGTTTGGCTTTAAATTGGTGGTAGATATTGATGACTACTGGACTCTGTTCGATAAGCATCTAAGCGCGCCTACCTATCGCAAGCTTGGAGTGACTAGGATCATCAAGGATTACATTCGTTTTGCTGACCTGGTTACAACGACTCACAATCGCCTCCGCTTGGAGATCGTACAGATCAATAAAAACTGCGAGATCCTTCCAAACGCCTTGCCATTTGATAAGGATCAATTCACAGCGATCAGGAAGGAGAATGAGAAAGTAACGATCGCACACACTGGGTCGATAACTCACTACCCGGATATTCAGCAACTCAAAAAACCGATCGAAGAGCTGGCGAAGTCTAGGGTATTCAGAGAGAATACCAGGATGCTTCTTTGTGGATGGAATAATTTCAACAAGTGGCACTGGGAGCAGATGGGAAATCTATACACTGCTAATGAGAAGCTTGACTATAAGATCCTCGAATCGATGCCGGTCGATCTATACATGAATTTTTACCTGGAGGCAGACATGCTTCTAGTTCCTTTGCTGGATAATAAATTTAACAGACTAAAGTCGAATCTTAAAGCGCTGGAGGCAGGAGCGAAAAACATCCCGATCTTAACATACAAAAAGGCGCCTTATGACGATATCCCGACTATCTTCGAAGTAGACAACTGGGAGCGCGACATTAAGCGAATGGCATTCAGTAAGCAGATGCGCGATGACTACGGATATAGAAACGGAGAATATGTCCGTGAACATTACGATATCTTTAAAATTAACGAGGCAAGATTTGCTACTTACTCCAAACTAATAGAGTAATGCAAGCAACTGAAAAGGAGTTTTTCGATTACGAGATCAGCATAGGAGTGACGCCAGAGAATCCAGAATACTGGGCGCTTATGGATGGCACGGCGAATATCATTAAAAACTACGCTCAGTCTGTGATCGAGATCGGTGCTGGCATGGGAACGCTAGGCGAATGCTTAGAACACAAAGGAATCCAGTATCACGGCATCGAGCCAAACAAATATCACAGAGACTTTGCCAGATCCAGGGGAATAAACCTAAAAGATTTAGGTGATTATCCTGGTAAATGTGGAATGATTGTCTCGATCGAGGTGTTTGAACACCTAACAGATGAGCAGATCAACGAGTATTTGGAGAGTATCGAGGCTAATTACCTGCTTCTTTCTTCAACTCCTTACACTACGACAGAAGAATTCGATTCCTGGTGGGGCCATATTAACATAAAACAGACCGACGAGTGGATCGAATTTATGGCAGAATATGGATATTCGCTTTATAATCGCCTAACTATACCGACTGATTGGACCTTATTATTCAAAAAATGAAAGAGAAAAAACCAGTAAGCACTAAAAAACCAGTCGAGAAAATCAGAGAAGCTGACCTGATCCTGGAGTGGGCGAATAAATACGTCGACTATTGTCTGGATTCTACTAAGGAAGTAGCAACCGGGGCAGGCGTTCGGATCATTCGTGAGCGTCACTTGCCTACGATCAGCTACTTTTTACTTATCTGGCTACCAAGACAAGGCGCTCAATTTTACAAGCGCTCGAATTGGTATAATGTCCTAGGTAATTCTGATCATCCACTACACAAAGAAGTCAAAGAGATCGACGAAATCTTTCGAGCTCTAGCGGCCGATATTGTGGCCAATGAAGGAAAGGGTATCTTCTACGCTAAGAATCTCTTAGGATGGACGGATCGAGCTAAGAACGAAGAGAAACAAGAAGTAATCATAAGCTTTGCAAACGAAGATCACACTTCCTAGACCACACACTAACCAAGCGAAGGTCTTAAACTCAAAAGCAAGGTTCAAGGTGTTAATGTCCGGCAGACGATGGGGGAAATCCTTAATCTGCCAGGTAATCACATGCCTTGAATCCATGCAAGGAAAGCGCGTCGCTTACATCACTCCGACTTATTTACTGGCCAAGGCGTTCTTCGATGAGCTTGCCTTATTGATGCCGGCAAACGTAGCGATCCCTAACCGATCCGATCTGACCTTCAAGCTAATCACTGGAGGCTCGATCAGATTCTTCACTGGCGAACGCCTGGATAATCTTAGGGGTTTAAAGTTTCACTATGTGATCATCGATGAGGCGTCCTTTATTCCTAACCTGGAAGAGGGCTGGAACAATGCGATCAGACCAACGCTCACAGACTTTCAAGGGAAGGCGATATTCTTATCTACTCCGAAAGGAAAGAATTTCTTTTACTCACTCTACCTTAAAGGACTTGATCCTTCTGGGGAATGGGAGTCTTTTAAATACAGCTCTTACGATAATCCTCACATAGCAGACGAAGAGATCGACTCAGCTAGGCTAGCTTTGCCTGAAGTGGTATTCGAGCAGGAGTACATGGCAAACCCAGCAGAGAACAGCGCGAATCCATTCGGATCTCAGGCGCTATCTAGGTGTGTTTCTGCTATGTCTCAGGAAAATGTTAAATGTTACGGAATAGATTTGGCAAAGTATAGCGACTGGACCGTAATTATCGGATTAGATAATAATGGTCATGTGGCTTATTTTGACCGATTTCAAAGCGACTGGGCAAGCACTCAGAATAAAATCCGTCAATTGCCAAAAGCGCCGATGTTAATTGATAGCACGGGCGTAGGCGATCCAGTGGTCGAGCAATTACAGCGCGAAGGATTAGCGATCGAGGGCTTCAAGTTTACTAGCCAGTCGAAGCAGGAATTAATGTTAGGCTTGCAGGTGGCGATTCATCAAGAGAAGATCCACTACCCGGCCGGCATGATCCAGGAAGAGCTCGAAATCTTTGAGTATCAATACTCAGCTAATGGTGTAAAGTATTCCGCGCCGAGCGGTTTTCACGATGACTGTGTGATGGCTTTGGCTTTAGCCTGGAGAAAGCTAGACTTCAAGGCTGGCACCGGTAAATACAATTTTGTTTAAATGCTATTTAATAACGATATGACTTGGAAAGACGTTACTGTATGGCAATGGATCCAGCTCCAGAATCTTCTTCAAAAAACTGAAGGACTGACAGAGCTCGACATCGCTGTAAAATCCTTGGCTATTCTGACTAACCAAACAGAAAACCAAATAGACTCCTTATCTGTAAAGGATCTAAATAAGCAATTATTAAAAATAAAGTTCATCACTGACACGCTCCCAGAGCCTAAGCCGGTTGACTTTATTAAGACGCCTGGTAGACGTTACCGGTGTATCTATGACGTTCGAAATATCCCCTATGCACGCTACCTAGAAACGAAGTTTTTCGGGGCAGATATAGCGATGAACATCCATAAGATTGCCGCGTCAATGGTCATGCCTATGAAGCGGACCTGGCGAGGATGGAAAGTATGCAAGTACGATTCGGCTAAGCACGAGGAATACGCTGAGGATATCTTGGAAGCTCCGTTCGAACAAGTCTACGGATCGATAGTTTTTTTTTGTCAAGTCTTCAGCGACTCGATAAAGAATTTGTCGGTCTATTTCAAGACGGAATCAATGAAGGCGGGGATGACGGAAGAGGAGGCCGAGATTCTGGTGGAGGGTTTATGCAACGCTTTGGATGGATATACCAGGCCACAATTATTGCGGAGCACGAAAGGATAAAATTGTCTGAAGTTTACGAGCTTCCTACGATCCAGGCTTTGAATGATCTGTCGTATTTAAAGAGTAAAACAGCGCATGATCGCGAACAAATAAAACAAGCGTATGCAAAGCATAACTAAGGCGCAGGAATCTTTAGGCTCAAGCTTCACAGCTGGAGGGATCTCCAAAGGTGGCGAAGTAGTTTTGAATGCTGTCGAGGCGATCATGACTCAGGCAGCTTATGAGTTTATTCAGCTGGCTAAAAAAAGATTAACCCAGCGAGGCAAGATCGACACTGGTAATCTGTCCGATATCGTAGTTAGCGATTTGACTAATAAAGGCGGTAAGTATGAAATTACAATCGGATACTTAAAAAGCAATCCAGCGTCTGAATATTATGATTTCAACGACAAAGGTGTCAAGGGTATCGGAGGATTCAAAGGGAAACTTCCTAAAGGATTTCATGAGCCGACTAATAGTCCATATAGCTTTAAGAATTTAAAACTATCAAGTGGCTTTATTGACTCGATTGTTCAATGGTATTTAAGACATAAGTCTTATATCCGAAACGAAGACCAGAGAAAGAATCTGACTAGCTTACAGCGCAAAAGAAAAACGCTTGGGAATGTGGTCAATCAAATGGAAAATATCAGAGGACTAGCAATTGCGACGGCTAAAAATATTAAGCGCAAAGGTATTTCAAGGACTGGCTTCTTTGAAGATAATATCGATGAAGCTTTTGGAGAAGATTTCAAAATCAAACTATCTAAGGCTCTTGGCCAAGATGTTATTTTAAACATAAAAAAAGGACTATTATAATGGCAATCACTATTGAAAGCATTCCTCCGAGTTATTCTTCCGCTCACGACGCGCTATGGTTTGTCGTGAGTTCTGATATGGTAGGCTCAACAAATTTTAAATATGTATTTGACTTACAAATTAATTCCGCAACCGTCGCAAGCTTCAAAGTCTATCCAGACGCTAACAATTTGGGGATCATCGATTTCGGACCTATTGTCAGAAATTACTTTGCAAGCCAACTTGTCGATGACGGCTCAGGCTTTGTCAGATGCGCAGACGGTTTCCTTCATGTCGATTACACGGTCAGATACGGGGAAGAATACGACGGAGTAGCTCACACAAATTTAACTTCTGGATCCTATAAGGGCTGGAACTTTTCGCTTGATCCTTTCCGAACTCCGATGACTACTTATGAAAATAAGTTCTTAACATCAAGAGACCGGACAGCTGCGAAGGTAGTCCAGGGAGAATCTTTCTTGATCACTTACTTTAATTCAGACTTAGCTAGTTCGCTAACTGCTACGATCCAGAATCTAAACGAAGACGGGACCAATAACGGAAGCGCATCGACTGGATCTAATTTCTTACCTAGCGCGGTTCACGGAATCCTTTTGGATCTATCTCCTGCTTCGATAAATGCCTACCTAGGCACGACTAAGATCACGGCGAGCACTTATGCCTATCGCGTATCGATCGGCTCTGATTCGATAACTATCACACAAACGTGCGCACCTAGATTTACACCAGTTCAGATCGTATTCCAAAATCAATTTGGAGGATATGATCAGTTCGCATTTAGATTGCTTTCGAGACAGAATAAAAAAATGGATCGCAAAACTTACACACGCTCAGGATATGAAATTAACACTAGCACAAAAACGATGGATTTCAAAGATTCGTCTAATGTTTTTTACGGGGGTACAAGAAGCTTCACGACTGGTATCGATTATTCTTACTTTGTAATCTCTGATTATTTAACGATCGATGACTACAACCTGGGATCTCAGCTTTTAGCTTCTAATGAGATTTATTATCAATTCGGTGGTAATTACTATCCGATTGTTTTCACTGCCACAAACTGGCAGGAAAAAAATAATAGCTCAGATAAGATATTCAACTACGAATTGAACTTCGACCTAGGTATCAAACAGTTTAGCCAGTTTAAATAATGATCACAGAAATAATTTTAGAAAATAGCCGGCTTGATATTTACGAGGATATTGGGCTGGAATT